TCTACCGCGAATCAAGGAGCATTGATCAGAATCACAATGGTTTGGGTCCGTGAGCAGAATCCACAGGCCCATCTATTAGGCTGGTCTGAGTATACCAGTATTACCACTGCTACTACCAATCCAGCTGCAACAGTTCCAAATCTTAACCCACGCTTCTTCGAGTCATCTACTAATCCACTCCAGTTTGTTGGTCAAGGATGGGTGTTACCTTTTGATCGCAGTCTTGTCAAGGTTGGGAAATCCTATACTCTTGTTGTCAATCCAGGAGTTCAGAACGATGCGGCCGGAGGCGAAATATCCACTCCCACTCCCTTCAATTTGTGGTTTCCTATCAGAAGAAAGTTCCAAATCGTTGATCCCGGCGAGAGTGACTTTTCGGCTTCTGCTTTTCAGTACAAGGGTTTTGTGCCTTATCTCGTTATGCAGGCTATTTCTGATGTTGATCAGGTCGCCAACACGCAGATTGCAGAGATGGATTATTCTCTTAAGGTCTATTACCGCGATATTTGATTTATTGGAATAAAGGTTGAGATAATTCAACAATTTTCACATTGCCGTTAATCCACTCCAGTTCAGCTCCGGAAATAATTCCTGTAGGATCATTGTCTCGGTTGCAGAGCCAAATGCAAGGTTTACCCCATGAGATGGATCGTTTTTTTCGATACTTGTCCGTGAGTACGAATCGCTTTTGGCATCCGAGGAAGGATTTCCATTGCGGAAAGAATTTGATGTTGAAGTCGTCGAGCACGATATACGTTGCTTCTGCGTCCCAGTCATCAAGGTTGAATTGTCCACAGAAGTACATGTGCGCGCCAAGAGATCGAGCCCACTCAGTTTTCCCGAAACGTGTTGCGGATCGTAATAGCAACGAAAGAGGTCGTTCACACGCTGTCTTGGTTAGAGTTAGTGTGGAAATCATACAGCGGTAGCGGGTTAGGGAGTGGAGCCGGTAGGCGTAACGTGTAGGACAACGTATATATACCTCATAGTAGTCTGTGACCCACTGCGTCAGTTCAGTTGGCTCCACGAATTCTCGTCGTCCTCTTCCGGAATACTGTTCAGTTGCGGAAGGGAATCGCCACGCAAGAAAGTATTGTATACGTTCCAGCCCCATGACCAAGTCTCGAGGATACAGTTCTTCAATCCTTCGTAGGAAATCGGATGCATCAGAAGATTCTGCAAGTATGTCTCGCCATCCGGGTCTTCCTCCACTATCCGTGATGTCTCCAGGTCCAATGTTCGTGAGAGGAGACTCGTCATCCTTTCTAAGGTACTCGACGACGTGTTTTGCATTTCTTGGTTTCTGCACGTTTGGATGTCGACCGTCCAGGTCAAAGCAGTCAGCTCCTGTGAATCGTCGCCTGGTGTCCCAACGAAAGTAAGCGTGGAGGTGAGGTTGCCCATCGTCATGATGCTCGAGCGCAACAAAAAACAGTCGGACACCCAGAGTGCTAACTGCCCAATCTCGTAGCCGTTCCTTAGATAGGTCGCCAGACTGTGGGTACGTGAGAAATACGTGGACTCCATCAAACGCGAATTGTCGACCGGCCGCTGGCATAATATTACCCAGCGGGCACTCGGCACTCGGCACTTTATATAAAGGTGCTGCGCAATCGAGAACTTTTTCGATGGCTGCTGCGCTTTGGCAAGTTGGCGTCGGATTGGCTGCCGTTGGAGCTGCATATCCCCTAACTAGGAAGTGGGATAATCACGTTGTTGGCTTAAAAAGGAAACGGGTAGAAGACGATTCTTTATTTTCATCAAAGCGCGCCAGGTTATTACGACGTCCACCAATCATGGCTTTTAGACGACGCACTAGACGCCGTTTCAGGCGCCGTTTCAAGAAACGCTTTCGTCGCACCTCTTTCAAGAGACGCAGATTTACACGAGCTGTTCGCCGGGTTATTCTTAGAACCACCGAGCCACAGAAGTACGACGATGCAACCACTGTTGGATATAACATCCGGGAAGGCGACGGTACCACCCGAATTGTCAACGTTGTTTGTCCTATTTTTGGACTTCGTCAAGGCAGTCAAGAAGATCACTTTACCGGAAATAATGTCTGGGTCAAGGGCTATGCACTCAGAGGTCAAGTCGGAACCTCTGGTGAATCTACCGCGAATCAAGGAGCATTGATCAGAATCACAATGGTTTGGGTCCGTGAGCAGAATCCACAGGCCCATCTATTAGGCTGGTCTGAGTATACCAGTATTACCACTGCTACTACCAATC